TTCAGCCTTGTCCATGTTTTCAACTCCTTTGTTGACTTCCTCATCGGAGTTGTCAACTTCTCTTTCTTCTGCAACCAAAGAAAGGGCGAAGGATTCTTCATATGCAGGAACAGATACAATGGCCATACCAGTGATAACATTGTGTTCTGCTGCATCGATATAAAGGACTCCATCTTTTTCGATAACGTGATCTTCTGTGTAGCGAATCTCAAAAGAAAAATTCAACTCTCCGCGTTCGTATAACTCAATCACACGTTCACAGATTGTTCGTTCTCTCTTCGGAATTCTTGCTTCACCAATCAGAGAAATCCCGTATTCGTCTTCAACCTTTCTGAAGTTCAGCATTCCGCCTACCTGAGTCGTTCCAAACGCTCCCGTAATACGATTCTGCATATGGGTAAGCCCTCGGAAATCTCGTGCCTTCAGGCGTTGGATGTCTCCATACAGAGGCTAACAACTATAGTATTCCTGATTCGCGACGATCTCGTCGATGAATGCCTCTGTCACGCCCTCCTTGTTTTTGTTTGGGCGGCTTGAGAGCATACGCATATCGATCACCAGAAAGATATCGTTGCTCTTCTCCTGAGAAATTGACAAGTCGGATGCGAGGAAGTATAGATTGTTTGCTTCCATACTTTTTCATCCTTTCCCTAAAGGCGGCTTGCGCTAGGAGGAACGCTGTCACCTTGTCGGGTGATATATTGATAAAGCCTCGGAGTATTCCATCCGAGGCTGTTATCCATTATGTCTGGGCTTCACTGCCTTCAGGGTTACTTCCCTTCGGCTGACGCCCGGTTTGTGATTTTGCCGGATCACTGTTTCGTTCATTGTCATCGAGCGTTGGACGACCCTGTGTTGCACTACTTTCTCCGCTTCCATCCTTTGGAGCAGATGAAGTTGTGCGCGGAAGAGAAAGTGCTTCGTCAGTTCCGTTCTTCATCTCATCCTGACGACGCTCAACCTCAAGCTTGAAGTCATGACCATGAGAAGTGAGAAGAGTTTCCTTACTGAGAACACCCTCTTTGTAGAGTTTCATGCAAGCTTCTTGGAATGCCTTGCTGCCAGTCAGATCGACAGGAGGCAGAGTGAACTTTGGCACCTTATCGTTGGAAGCATGAGGGATAGCTTTACCACCACCGCCTCCATTGAGCCTTGCGTTGACACGGTTCATCATCTCGCAGAAATTATCGCGAGCATGCTTGATTCGAATTGCTGCTGTTTGCATAGAAACCTGAGCAGTTGCAAATGTGCTGCCATCTTCACTTCGTCCGCTAACAACAATTCCGCTGATTCCTCCTGCACTTAGAATATCTGCATTGACACCCTTGTACTTATCATATTCAAACATGTCCTTGGTATCCGGCTGAATGAACTGAGCATCGACCAAGTGATTTGTCACAGCCAAAGCAGTTCCCGTCATGGCGCTTCGGAATACACGAGATACAGCATTGAGTGCGGCGATGTCCGGAAGAATATCATTCTTAGGATCTCCATACTTTGCATGGACAAACCCACGCATGCCAAGATTCAGAAGTGCGTTCTCATAATTGGAGATCAATTCCTTCTTAGCAAGCGCCATCAGGCAAGATGCAATCATTGGTACCGCATAACGCTGCCATTCTTCTTTCAGTCCCTGGGAAACAAATGTGTTCGCAGGATTAAGCTGCACCCATTCGAGCCCATCTTCAGCGCCCTTAATTGCTTCTTCCGGGAGAGAACTGAATTTAACCTTTGTATCTTCGTCATCGATAAAATCTTTCTGAGCCTGAACGCCCATCTGATAAATATCGTCACGAACACTGCGGCAGTTGTACTCAAGAACGGGTTCACCGTTTACAGCAATTCCTGAAATACGAATCAGGTGAACAGGCAATGTAAACAGGTTGCCGTCTTCCTTCAGATAGGTGTAGACGTTTTCATACTTGAAGAACTGAAGAAACCAGTTTGCCATAAAATCATACAGATGAATCTGCTTGTAGTATTCTTCAAGCTGCTTCTTCTTGTTCTTGTCTCCGCCGATCTATTTCCAGTCTTCGGAAAGACTGAATGGGGTATAGACCTCTTTAATGATTCCGCGAATCAAAGGCTCTGCATCCGTGTAGTAATCAGATAGAGCAAAGAGGTTCTGGATATTGTTGTAGTTCTGCTTATCACGAAGAATCGCATTATAATCAAGTCCTGCAAGCTCTCCGTTATAAGTGATGTTTTTATTGTTGAAGGTGACGGTTACAGCTTCGTCATCTTTGGCCGCGACAGTAACTTCGGCTGGAGGCTGCTTGACCGGAATTTGTGCAGGTTTCGCAGGCTTGTTCAACCATCTATCAAAAATGCCCATTGGCACGTCACCTCCTTAAAATTTAGTAACGACTCCGATGCAGGCAGTTTGTGCTCCTGCAAGTAGTCTCTTTTTCCTGTAATCTTCCATTGTGCTAATATACTGTACCGCCATCGCCAATGCAGAATAACGGTCTTTGTGTTGACTGCTCTTCGCAGTATCGTATATGACCGTTCCTGCGGCAGTGGACTTACCAACAATGTTACCCATTTCGATCTGCATTGCGTCAGCTTCTTGGAAAATCGCTTTCTCGGCTACGGTAAGTTTCTTTGTCGTAGACTCTTCCTCTTCATCATTCCATACAATCTTATTGTCAACAATAAGGCGAGACTGTATTGGAAGTTCAAGTGTGTTCTGTTCAAGCGCAATCGTCGTTGCAGATACAAGCTGCTGGTTTACGGTATTATTCGCTACAACAGGATGAAGTAGCGGAACTGCGTTATTGATCATACTCCGCTCAGTATCCAATACAAGAGGCGGATATTCTTTCTGTGTTTCTGGATCAATCCACGGCTGAGACATGAATTGTGGGAACGCATCGCCAAGACCTCTATGGTCAAATACGACCTTAGAAGTGTTTGGAAACTTGACAAGAAGTTTTCTAACTTCATTTGCTAGGGCATCCAAACGTTTGCCATGGAAGGAACGAATATTCACTACTTTTTTGATATACGAACCGTTTTCACACTCAATAAGCTTGATCATGACGATAACAGCATTATCGGCCTTTTTTGCACTCGAGGTTGCGAGGTCAACACCCATAATGTATTCTGCTTTTGACTTTGCCGGCATTGCCGTTTCCACTTCTTTGAGAACCCTGCATTTTTCTGTGAGTTCGTATGGAAACACACTTCCCGCTTCCGCACCTAAAAATATGCTTCCATATTCCATCTGGAATTTCTCGGCTGGAAGATCTTCTCGTTCTTTTTCGAAGAAGCTCATAGGGGAGATGCCGGCTCGTGCGGCAGCTTTATAGTCAAGAGCACAAGCAAAGCAGTCCGTCCTGCCTTTGCTGTTTTTTCTGAGCGTATCAACAAACGCATCGTAAAAATAATTGCTCTTCAAGCATGCGCTTGTAATTGAAATCATCTTGGACGGATAATCTGTAATCCCAAGCTGAATGCAATTATCTCGGGTAGTATTACGAACAGGTTTTGCGATTGCCTCAAGATCTTCTTTTTTAACTTCCGGTGCCTCGTCGATCACAATGATCTTTGCACGAGCGCCACGGAAAGTACCAATAGAATAAGATTCAATCTTACTTCCGTTCTTCAGCCTGCAAATGCCTTTGCTTCTGTTGAGCTGGACAGGAGCATGTCCGTTTGCGTCAATCTCTCGAAGGACGTTTTCATTCCGAATGAAATAGTCGTCAATCTTTTTCAGAACAAGTGTAGCCTGTTCTGCCGTTCCGGAAATAACCGCGATCAGAGAGCCGGGGTAGAGGACGCCCATCGCCAAGCAGCATACAGCCGTCTACCATGTCTTACCAAATCCACGAGACTGAACAAAATAGATTTCCTCGCGCTAACCAAATATTCTGGCTTCAATTTTCTGGACGTCCTTCAATTTGATTTGAAAGTATTCTTCAATAAAACAGTCCAGATGCGTTCGCCAGTAAATGATTTGATCAGCCCATAACTCATAATTCTTGATGTCTCGGACTGAAAGGTTTTTGATTTGATCATCCATCAAATCTCACCCCTCAAACCGGCTGCGACCATTCTGTGGTCCAATTCTTCAATTGCTAAATCAATTGCATCCTTTGGACCGGTGTACCCGCGATTCTCAAGCAGCCCCATAGACTCAATCTTGAATGTGATCTCTGACTAGGATCCTGCTCCACGAGCTTCACCGGGTTTGCGTTTACACGCTGCAAAATTTGCCGACTTCGACAGGTTATCGTAGTTGTCCTGACGTTCCTTCGCTTCCTTTGATGAGATCTCTCCGCGTCGAGCCTTGTCCGCAGCAATATCCGCATCCAGCGATGCTTTGATTACCTTGCGAGCATAGTCACGAATATTGACGTTGTCCAAAACAAAGTCTTCTTCATACCTTGCATACTCAGCGTTCAGTATCTCAATTTGTTCTTCGGTGTAATATCCACGCCAAACCTTATCGTATACCGTTCTCTGTGCAGGTTCCGGCTCTTCAATAGCCTCACCATTGATACGCTTTTCGAAGTTCTCTACGTAAACGCCGTCTGCTCCAACATTTTCAACATACCCATAAAAGTTAGGCATGCCCATCATGCTGAAGAATTGTTTGCATGTGGTTTTGTTCAGAATCTCTTCGCGCTTCTTTGTCGATGTTCTCGGGCTGATGTATTCTGCATTACTCGCAAGAACATACTGAGCTTTCTTCGAAGCGCTGTCCCAGAAAGAATCATCCCATCTTCGATTGTTCTGAATACAATACTGTTCGAGAGATTCCTTATCCTTACAGTAATCCTCAACACAGCTCTTGCACCATGCATCCCGATATCCTTGAGATACCCATTCTTTGTGAGAGTAAAAATCAGCAAGAGGATAAACCTGGCTGCATTTCACACAGAGCTTTGAAGAAACCTTTCGGCCTTTTCGCTTTGTTTGACCTTTTTCCATGTTTCCTCCTTAAAATAGAAAAGCGACACGCCATTGTGCCGCTTTATGTTTAAAGTTGAATGGGGTAGACGCACCTGCGTCCATAGCCTTTTTCAATCACCGTAGCCACAGCACCCGGTCTGCCGCCGTATCCTTTACCGTTTGCAAAAGTATCGACGCCACAAATGCTAGGCACACGAATGATGGTGGAGTTTCCATCCGATGTCATACCAGAAGGCATCTCCTGTTCGCGATGCTTATGGCCGCACACGAAGAAATCGATGTTCTCTCCATAGAGGCTAACCGCATCACGAGCAATTTGCTCAATCTTCTTTTCTCCGTCTCCGTGAAGAAGAAGGAAGTTGTAACCGCGAATTTTGACCAGATTCAGTTTCTTAACGTCGGCCTGTACTGTGATACTATCGTTTTTACGCAGGCGCTCAGCAAGATACCACATCACGATCTTTTCCAGATTCTCATCTTCAAACTGACCCTTCTTAGATCCAAGAGGGCGAATCTCGGAGTGATTACCGGAAACCGCATATACGGAAACATTTGCATGGACACTGAGCATGTTTAACCATTGAGCAAGGAATTCACTCAGGCGCATTGTGCTTTCGACCATGCCATACTGAAGCTTCATCAGTTGCGACTGACGGAGCATTCCATCGATCAGATCGCCAACGAGAAACACCGAAACAATACCAATGTCCTCTTTTGCGCAGATGCTTTCAATCTCACTAAGGAGCTTCCACATACGCTTCTCGAAGATGTCGCTGTTATACTCATTGATCGTCTCACCCATGAGACCTTCAACCTTGATCTTTGCACCATAGTGAAGATCACCGATTCCCACGACAAGCGTCTTTTCGCCGGAGTGGGAGATGGGGGCGGTAGGAATAACAACCGGCGGCAGGTTCGTGATCGCCTCAGCAATGGTTTCACGAAGAAGCTCGCTGCGAGATTCGCTGCGATAGATCTCATTTACCTGACGGGTCAGATCACGCATCTTCTGACGCTCAATATAATCGCCTGCAATGTTTGCAAGATCCGTGCTTCTGTCGAGCACGAACATGTTCGCATCATCCACAAGCTTGATTCCGACTCCGGCCTTGCGAAGCGTTTCGACATTGATATCCAGATCGAACTCTCCAAGAATGTCGATCCAGTCGATATCGGTTTCGCCTTTCTTCTTTCGGCGAATCTCTTCAACCTATGCTCGCTTCTCTTCAAACGAAAGTGTTTCGAGTGTACGTTCCATTCGTTCCTCCTGATTCCTTTTACGAAGAAAAGGTTGGACCCTGGCTATGCACTCTTTCATCTCTTCCGCAGTCATCTGAGGCTCTGGCGGAGCATCAGGTTTGCGCTTTCCTACAAAGAATACACTTGGCCTGTCCATATCTTTCTTCAATTCCTTTATTCCTTATCTTTGTCCTTATTAATGAGGTCTCTTTTCTTGGGGTGCCACTTAAGCGTCTTACAGCCGTTGCAAGCTTTTTTGTTCTTGCAAAACCAGCATCCGTCAGCCACTCCGCACCAATGCCAAGGTGGCGGAGAAGGGCGGGGTTTCCGTGATGCGTTCTTTCCCATGAGATCCTCCTGAAAATGGCGAAGCTACGGGGAATCGAACCCCGGTCCCCAGAGAGACAGTCTGGTATATTTACCTCTATACGATAGCTCCGTGAATGGTAGCGTGTAAGAGAATCGAACTCTTGTTACAAGATTGAGAATCTTGCGTCCTGGCCGTTAGACGAACACGCCATATCCTCTCGTGGACGAGAGGTACTTTATGTAGGAATTTGCTGTTCATACCATTCGCAGATTTCATTATATCTGTGAGGTATTTCATATTTTTTGCACCATTTGACTACAGCCTGAAATGAAACTCCAAATGATTTTGCCACATTCGAAATACTGGAATCGTAAATCATTTTTGCAAGTTCAATAGAAGAAGGCGGATTATTGACTTTCTTCTGTCTTAAAGGTTGAGCAAATAGAGCGGGATACTTCATTCTTGCAGTGCTATTGCATTTTTTGCAACTTATCGAGGTTCTGAATACATCGCATCCGCATATGATGCATTTTTTCTGTTCACTCAAATCACATTCTGTTGATTTGATTCTCATTCGTTTTCCGTCTTTACAATACGTCTTTTTTCGAATGGGATAAGATTCGTCAGCGTTAAAACAATTATCTCCTCGGTTGATATCTCGTATGGTCGCCCCGGAGACGTTGTACTTCTTCGCCAACTCAGACGTCGTAAGAGTAGATTCTCTCAAATCCTTTATGATTAACTGAACGACGTTATCTGGCAGCTTTTGAGGATGACGCGCAGATTTTCCACCAAAATCCTGATTATATCCATCTGAATATGAATCATACATAGAAATGTATTGTACTTCTTTTTCATCAAGACAATCGGGAGAGCATTCTTCGAGAATCTCAAAACGAAAACTGGAAACTCCGTATTTCCGAAATGCTCGATAAAGGGGAGCTTCGTACTATTTTGAATTGGTATTGAAAGCTTCTCTTTTATGATCTTTCCATCGCTTTTCAATTCGAACAGATTGACCAATATAGCATTTTTGATTAGTCAAGTTTGTAATCTTATAAATCCCGCATGTGTACATATGATCACTCCTAACAATGATTAGAAGAATAAGCTCGATGGTTAGGCATCGTTATCTCAACAGTTCATGAGGCTGTTGCTACCTTATTTTTCTTGGTAGGGCACGCCGTATTCGAAACGGCCTCCAGAGCTTGAAAGGCTCTTGACTTAACCACTTGTCCAGTGCCCCATAGCAGGATGCGTGACCGCATCCAGGAACCTTTTCTCCGCTTGGAGATAGGCAAAATACGAGTGTGTAGAATTCTCAGCGCTACACCCGCATGGTGGGGAAGGTTGGTAACGATCCAACACCCTGTGGTTTTTCAGACCACCGCTCGCACCTTGTAAGCTACTTCCCCAAATGGTCGAGGTGAGAAGTCACGATCTCCCGGCCTCCGCATCCCAAATGCGGCGCTCTACCAACTGAGCTACACCTCGGTATGGTCGGCTGAGAGGAATTCGAATCCTCATGTCAAAGACAGCAGGGTTTGAGCCTGCCCCGTATGCCAGTTCCGAGCATCAGCCGATATAGAACTTGGTGCGCAAGACAGGCCACGATCCCGCACGGCACTAGGCCAATAGATCCTAAATCTATCGCGTCTGCCAATTCCGCCACTTGCGCATATGGTGCCTGACCTTCGATTCGAACGAAGTATCCCAGTGGGCACGGATTTACAGTCCGCTCCGGCTCTCCAACTCCGGCGCTCAGGCATATAAAGGTGGAACGCTTTGTACTCTGGCACGTCCCGTGAAACGATATGACCGTTAGCCATTTGGACCACCATGCGGATCTCGAAACCGCATCCCCGGCTTGGAAGGCCGGTATCTTAGCCTTTAGACGAATGATGGGGAAGTGGGGAGCTAGGGCTGGACTGGCTACCAGCATCCCGGCAACAAAATTTCTGTATCTGCCGGATTTTACCATTAAACTACCTACTCCATAAAAGTGGTGTTAATCCCAACACCAAGGGTCGCTGAATTTTTTCTGGATATGCATGTCATCTTCTTCGATATCGTAGTGAGCAAGTTCCTGTCGATAATGAGCGCGTTCTTTGGTATGAGCGTCTTTCTTCAGAAGACTCCTGCGAACGAAACCGTGTACGTCATGCCACCACCTGCGGTGCCACGGAAGTCCACCATTATCGATCACGTTTTGCCTGCTGCGGCTATGGTAGTGGTCTTGGCTTTCCATGTCTTCGACATACGACTCGAAAGACGAATATTCTAAAGGAGTGAATTTGCGCTTCATTTTATCGCGATGGATTTCCTGTGCAGCGTGACGATTGACCTTGCGACCGTTTTCGTACATCGAATCACTCCTTAAAATCAGAAGTTGCGAGAGGGAGGATTTGCACCTCCGAAGTCGGCACCTGCGCTCGCTCTTCAAACGGCTCTGCGTCTTACGAATGCCCACGCCCCGGCCAAAGGGTTCTTTGTCTCCTTGAATACTCTCGCGATGGGCCCAAACAAGCAACTACTTTCTATTACGTCGCCGTTACTCAAGGCGCTGGTGGAGCATAGGAGATTTGAACTCCTGACCTCTTCCTTGCAAGGGAAGTCTTCTACCGCTGAAATAATGCCCCATAAATGGCGGGAACAGGAGGCTTCGATCCTCCGACCTTTCGCTTAACAGGCGATTGCTCTACCGGGCTGAGCTATGCTCCCATAATCCGGTCATTCGTCTGGCCGGCAAGACAACATTTAGAGCATGGGTTTTATCCTTGCCCATGACAAGAAAACTTTGGCGCTGAGTCTCCGATTCGAACGGAGGGACCGGATTGCTCCGGTCGACGGCTTAGCAAGCCGCTGCTTTTAGCCTCTCAGCCAACTCAGCATAAATGGCGGAGGGGGAGAGATTTGAACTCTCGGAGACTTGCGCCTCGCTAGTTTTCAAGACTAGAGCCATAAGCCGCTCGGCCACCCCTCCGTACACCCGCTAGGAGTCGAACCCAGAATCGCTGGATATAAGCCAGATGCAACGAACCGCATCACCTCGGGTGCGAGTCGTCCGTACTCTCTCACCGGCGGCTAAGAGCCGCCCGGACCCGGAATTATATCATCGCATCTCTGCGTTGATTGCGTGAGCTCGCTCGGATTCGAACCGAGAATGGACATGCGTCAAGCAGATTTAGAGTCTGCGGTGTCTCGCCAGTTGCACCACGAGCCCTTAATATTGCGTACCTACTGCCGCTTTCAAGAAGCGCTCAATCATTCCCACCGCACACATCCTCGGTACGCTCCCTCCGGAAACACCGGATGGGTATTGGGCTCCGGTCAGAGAACCCTATTTCAGTCTCCCATGCATACCTCATGGGCAAGGTGAAACTAAAGCCCGCTATTATAAGTGCCCGCGGAAGGGCTGGCAGGCGACCTACGAATCGAACGCATTGCTGGAGGTTTTGGAGACCTCTGACGACCCAGTCGCCTTAAAAGCTGATCACCTATATGGAATGGATATCATTCGTATTTCCAGTGATATCCATAAGCAGTTTTTCTTTTCTCTTTGCACACTTCAGCAATGTGCATGTTTGCCGCTCGATAGCTATATGTTTTGTGGAGAACATCGACAAGAAAACGACCGGCATCGC